TTACAGGTGAACCAGAAAGGTATCGGAGAAATCGAAAGTATTAAATTCAAAGGACAGGAAACGTCCGTTGAGTTTGGCATAAGAGATGAGATTTTTAAAGAAGCAACGCACACGGGAAAACTTGGAGAGAAAACAATTTCCGAATGCGTTGCAAGTGGAATTAATTCTGCTGTTCAGAACTCCATTCGTGATATTGACGAAGAAGATTAATTGTAATTGAAGTAGATAATGCCGAAATAGCAGATATAGGATTATCTGAATTTTCAATTACATCAACAGTCGGAGACACTAATTTATTCATGTCGACTGTCTTTAAGAAATCGTCAAAATTTTTCATGATACCCACCTCCTTCCTATAGGAAAGTATATCACAAAAAAATGAGAGGGGAAAAAGAAAATGATTAAATGCGAAAAAGGAAACGTATCAATCAACGGTGCGGGAAACGAAGTTATCCATGATCTTTCGGAGATCATATCTCGTACCTACAGTTCCTTTTCCAAAGCGTTCGGAGAGGAAAAAACAAAACAGATGATTTTTAAGGCGGTAAACGCCGGGATGGGAGCGGACAAATGACAAAAGCAGAGAAATTTAACCTTTATGCTGATACCTTATACGGAATGTGCCGGAAAGCACAGCAAAATGTAAATAAAGGCATAACATTTGAAATCGACAGTTATGTTACGTTGAAATACGGAAGATATTCAGTAATTTGCGTGGGTATCAGAGAAGAGAGTAGTGAGCACACAACATATTTCAGGATTGGTGAGATTGAGCCAGATATGGAAGAAAATTTTAAAACTGCCGAGGACGCACTGAACAAGATTCTGATTGAAGTTCCGTGCCCGTATTGCGATCACACAGAAAAGGAAGATGAAGATTGATGGCTGTAGAAAAAGAAAGCTCCGTGGATTTTATCCCGGATACCATTGAAGAAGAATATGCCCTGTTGGCAGGCAGATTGAAAGCTGTTGAAGCTTATCTTGATGCTTCAGATAGCGATTACATTGACAAAAACGTTCTGGCTGCCATGTTAGGCATTTAAGTTGTAAGCAGCCCCGGCGGTGCAGGAACACCAACCGGAGCACGTATCTAACTTAGCTTGAGTAAGTTAAATACAGGTTGATTATATCACACCTTCCTGTATTTGACAAATAAAAACACAGGAGGGCATTTTTAATGTCTAAAATCACTAAGGAAACTGGCAAAACACTTGCTTCTGAGATCATCAAAGACCTTGAGAAGGAAGCAAGGAACAAAGATCTGGCAATCATTGCTCTGTTGACTACAGTGCTGGCAATGGGATTGCTGGGGAAAGGAAAAAAATGAGAACTTACTTAGAGGGGCTTGCAGTGTTCGGGGTTTCTGGTCTGGCAATCGTGTTCTTTACAGTATGCTGGGCTGTGACTAATTTGGACGCACTCACGATTCTGGCATTGGATTACATCTTAATGAGTACAGCCGGGCTGGCAGTGATGCTAAAAATCAATGACTTCGTACACGACATTAAAAGGAAGGAAAAAGAAAGCAAAAATGCAAGATTTAAACAAAGCAACACTGACCGGATTCGTAACTGATCCGGCAGAAGTCAAATTTAAGCCAAGGAAGGGCAAAAGCTTTCTGGTCGTCAGAAGTGACCGGTTCAGTGGAACACCGGACGATATCATCGTGGAAATTCCGAACAGACTTAAAGGTACATTTCGGGAATGGAATTGGATAAAGGTTTCGGGAAGAATCCGTTCCAAGTGGGTCAGAGCGGATCACCAAGAGAAAAAGTACATGTATCTGGAAGCATACGATGTCAGCACAGAAGGGACGCTTCTTGTGAATACGGTAGAAATGACTGCAAACATTTGCAAGAAGCCGGTGCTGAGAAAAACGCCATTAGGAAAGACAATCTGCGAAGTTTGCGTGGCAATTAATGGATACAAGCGGTCCGAATACATTTCTTGTATTTCATGGAGAGACTTGGCGGTGAAAGCTTCTGAATGGAAAGTAGGTACAAAAGTTAAATTAAAGGGCCGTATGCAGAGCCGTGACTATTGGAAAAAGCAGTCAGATGGTTCTTATGTCAGAAAAACAGCATACGAAGTTTCAGTAATGGAGATGGAGGAAATCAAAAATGGAAAAGGTAACTTTGAAAAAACTGAGCGTTGAAAACTACAAAAAATTTGAAGCAAAAGAATTTGATTTCGCAGGAAGAACAGAAGTTTCCGGAAGAAACAGACAGGGCAAAACTTCTCTGATGGATGCATATTTTGATGTTCTGACCGGAAAACTGGCAGACGGAACACTCCCGAACAATATCCGCCGGAAGGTTGACGGTGAAGAAGTTAATGATCCAGTGGTGAGAGAACTGGTTATTGACGTTGACGGAACGGAATATGTTGTCCAGAAAAAGACCAAGAAAGGAAAATCATCAAATACGGTTGAATATTACGTCAACGGAATTAAGCGGAACAAAACCGAGTATATGGAGATTCTTAAAAGGATTGCCGATCCCGATACGATTGCCATGTGCAGCAACGCCAGAGTGTTTTTGAATGAAATCCAGAAAGCAACAGCAAAAGCAAGGGAAACACTGGGAGGAATAGCAGGATTCAGTGAATCACAGTTCAGAGCGGAGCATCCGGAGTATGAATGGATAAAGAACGAAGGCGTGGAAGGAGATTCTATCGAAGAAATCTTAAAAGCCCGCAGAAGAGACCTGAGAAAAGCCAAGTCAGATGTTGATGATATTGCAAAGCAGATCAGAAAAGAGCAGAGCCGACAGGTTGAATGCGATGAAACACTTCCGGCGCAAAGGGACGATCTTCTTGACTTGCTGAAAGAAAACGAGAAGCAGGAGAAAGTACTCTGTGATGCTTCAAGGGAATACGACCGGATTTCTATTGAGCTGGCAGGGCTGAAGCGTTCACGTGACGCACTGGTTGAGAAAGCTGGTAAAACAGCCAGAGAAAACCATGACAGAATAACTTCCTTATTATATACGCTGAAATCCGACAAGAAAAATGCTGAGAGCAAATTAAGGCTTGCTGAAATGGATTTGGAACACGCTAACAAAGGAATTGAACGCCACAAAGCAGCATTGGCACAGGCTAAAAAGAAATATACGGAAGCATTAAAAGAGAAGTGGGACGGAGATACCGAACTTACTGCAATCCGTGGAGAAGAATTTGACCCGGCATTAGCTATTTGTTCGACATGCGGACAGACGCTTCCAGAAGAACAGGTGGAAACTGCGAAACGCAAGTTTGAGTTTAATAAGCAGTCCAGGATATCCAAAAAATTAGGAGAGAAAGAACAGTTTGAGAAAAATAAACGCACCAAACTGGAGCAGATCACTGAGGACGGCAACGAAGCTTCTGAGGGATTAAAAGCAGCGAATGAAACTAAGAAAGAAGCAGAAGCAGCTATTGAAGCTACCAAGAAAGAAATCACATCTCTGGCACTTGAAATCGCAGAAACGGAAAAGGAAGTAGAGAAACCGATTCCAGAACCGGATATGTCTGGCAATGAAGAATACAAGGCAGTTTGCGACAAAATCTCAGCACTGGAAGAAAGTCTCAATGGCATCGGAAACGGTGAAAATGACAGGATTTTATTAAGCAACAACCGTCATTCTCTGGAAGCAAAACTCAGAGATGTTGAAGCAAAGATTAAGACTCAGACCGCAAGGCTTGAGGAAAAAGCTAATAACCTTGAAACGATGCAGGAAGAGCAGAAAAAGCTTTCACAGAAGCAGGCGAACATTCAGCAGAAAGTAGATCAGCTGACCGAGTATTCCATTGAGAAGAATAAGGCACTGGCAGCAGTGATTAATCCGCACTTCAAACATTTTCAGTTCCAGTTCCTTGACTACACGCAGGATGGAGAACCGTTGGAAACTTGCCGGATGATCTGCAACGGCATTGATTACGCAAATGGTCTGAACCACAGCGACCGGATTCTTTGCGACATTGACCTTGTGATGGGATTGCAGGAGATGAACGACTTACGGCTTCCGGTTTGGGTTGACGATACCGAGAGTGTAAATTCGGACAGGATTCCAGAATTGGATACACAGATGATTCTGCTGAAAGTTTCAGATGGGGAATTAAGTGTGAAAAATATTTAAAAATAATTCGAACAGATTCGCAAAGGAAGAGCTTCGATAGGCGTAGCGGTGGAATAGAAGCGCATTGATGAGATCGCAAAGGAATGGCAAGTCAAGGAAAAGCAATACAATGGTGTAGAAAAGCAAGAAAATCATTAGAAAAGAAAAGGAGAATTAAAATGGCAAACAAAACGCAGGTAGCAACAGTAGGAGAACAGCAGGCGGCAGTTGTGATTAACAATCAGTTTATTGACGGATTGACAAAACAGCTTGAAGAAAAATGTAAATATGGTCTTTCTTTTCCAAAAGACTACAATCTCAGCAATGCACTTATGGGAGCGTATCTGGTGCTCAAGGAAACAAAAGATAGAAATAACAAACCAATTCTGGAATCTTGTAGCCAGATTAGCATTGCAAACAGTCTTATGAATATGGCGACACTAGGGCTTTCAGTGCAGAAAAAACAGGGATATTTCGTTAGTTATGCCGGTCAGTGCCAGTTCCAGAGATCATATTTCGGAAACATTACGATTGCCAGAAGATACGGAATGAAAGACATTCACGCAGAGATTATCTACCAGGGAGATAAATTCAAATATCATATTGAAGATGGGAATAAGGTTCTGGATTCTCACGAACAGGATTTTATGAACATTGATAACGAAAAAATCCTTGGAGCATACGCAGTTGTGCTGATGGAAGATGGAACGAAACATCTGGAAGTAATGAACATCAAACAGATTAAACAATCTTGGTCGCAGGGGTTCGGATACAAGGAAAATGGGAATGGTACACACCAGAAATTCACCGATCAGATGGCGAAGAAAACTGTTGTCAATCGTGCTTTAAAGCAGATCATCAACACTCATGGTGATGTTTTTGTACAGGAAGCAGACAATGATACAGAAACAGTTTCAAAAGATGACGCTTTTGCATCTGATGTTGCATATGATATCGAGCAGAACGCTAACACCGAAGAATTTATCCCAGAGTCAATGGCAATCGAAGAACAGCCGAAGCAGCCGACAGTCGCAGAAGTTATCCAGGCAGCAGAGAAAGAACCGGTCCCGGCAGCAGGTAAAGAACCAGAGATTCCAGATTTTATGAAGCAGGAGGAAATTTAAGCAATTAAATATATTATCAAACGTGAGTAAATATACTCAAAGATACTTAAAATCCATAGTATTAGTTGGTAACTTAAAACCACTGAAATCATAGGAAAGAAAAGCCAGTGCAAGTTGAAACAGTCTTGCTAACTATAGGGTAGAACCTTGATGGTAATGATTGAGTAATGGTAGAAGTCCATGAAAACCAAATGGCAAAAAAACAAAATTTTAGAAAGGAAAAGCTATTTAGATGAACCTATATCTAATCAATAAAAAAAGAATTTATAGGTATGTACCGATGGCTTAGTCGGGAATTTACGACTGTGGAGTGTACAAGAACTTGTGAGTAGTGTGTCACTTGCGACCACCAAAGCATACACGATGAAGCAGTAACTACAAATTGTGAGATTGTAGCGAATCATCTAGCATATACATTTGTATATGTTTTTAGTAGCAGGAAATGTGATATGAGTTTACATGATGTATTTACAGTATTATGCGTGATTGCTTATATCGTCTTCGTTGCACTTGCAGTATACGCCATTAAGAAGAAAAACACTTTACCGATGCTGGTTGCGCTGGTAATTTCAAACTTCTTCGACTTAATGGTTTCACTTACAGCAAAATAAGGAGGTGCTAAAAATGAGAAATAGTGAAATTTTAAAGAAAGCAAAGGAACTGGTTGAACTTCTGGAAAAACAGGAAAAATCATGCAGGGTGAGATTATCCGAGCTTAATCCGGGAGATATCTTCCAGACTACCGGAAAGCGAAAATACAAGGTCTTGGAACAGTACACAGAGCATACCAAGATCATTTCACTCGGATTCGTGAAAGAGAATGTGAAATTTGATGATGGTACAACTGACTATAATAAATCATCCTTGAAGAAACTCTGTGATACTGAAGTTTTGAAAGATTTTGAAGAAGAATTTGGAGAAGAGAATATCGAAACTGACATATCAGATCTGATTACCGTGGATGGACAGAAAATCGGAGAAACGGAATGCAAAGTTAGACCACTGACGTTTGATGAAGCACGTAAATACACAGAACTGACGCCAAATAATGAATTGGATGATTCCTATTGGACTTGCTCCGCATGGAGCACAGTGGAAAGAGGATGGAAATATACGCTTGCCGTTGTTTCGCCTTCCGGCTACTTCGGCAGCTATAACTGCTACTACTGTCGCGGTGTTCGCCCAGTTTGTATCTTAAAATCCAATCTCTTTGTATCTAAAGTGGAGGAATGAAAAATGAAGAAAAATCTGAAATATTTTGAAAATGAATTAAACCGGATCAACAAAGAATTTGCTGAATATAAAAAGCAGCATATGGAAAAACCGGGAATTGGTAAAACGGTAGAAATCGCCGGAATGGAATGGATGATTTTGGACAAGACAGAAAAAGGATATTTTTCCGTTTTGAATGGATTCGATGGAAAAGAAAGAGCATTTGATTCGGATTCAAATAACTGGATTTCAAGTAAACTTCGAGAAGAATTAAACACTAAATTCTTGAAAAAGATTGAGGACGAATTAGGAGAGGATGCAGTCATTGGATTTGATCGTGATTTACTTTCTCTGGACGGGCAGACAGAATACGGACATTGCGAAGATAAGATTTCACTTTTGACTGTGGATGAGTACCGGAAATATCGTAAATTACTGCCGAACATGCCGAAATGGTGGTGGTTGATTACGCCATGGAGTACACCAGTAAATGATTACAATTCAACACTTACCGTTGTTTCGCCTTCCGGCATCATCAGCTGCTTTAACTTCAACTGCAAGGGCGGTGTTCGCCCGGTTTGTATCTTTTCTTCTTCAATCTTTGAATTGGGAAGTGATGATTAATGGCAAACGAAGATTTAAAGGTAATAACAAAAGCTAAGCAGCTTGCAAAGCATACATTAATAGTTACGAGCAATGCCAGACGATACCCGAAGAAATACAGGTTTTCACTTGTAGATAAAATGCAAAATAAAGCATTAGAAATCTACGAACTGCTTTTTGAAGCCAACCGAACTGATCTGAAAGATTATAAAAGAGAACGATTAGAGCTTCAAACGAAAGCCATTACTCATTGTGATGAGTTGATGTACTTTATAGAACTTTCATATGAATTAGGAATTATCAACTCCGGTGGAATGGAGTCATGGTCGCAAATGGTCAAAGATATAAAGTACATGACTATTTCATGGAGAACAAAAGACAGAAACAGGTAACAACTTGGGTTATGCGTTGCAATACCGTTGTTTCGCCTTCCGGCATCATCAGCTGCTTTAACTTCAACTGCAAGGGCGGTGTTCGCCCAACCTGGATCACAGGCAGACAGAGTAAGCGCAAAGCTGAAATCAGTAAAGATACAAGTAAATGCATAACCTTTCCGGAATGGATAAATATAAAGGAAGAAATTAAATGGATAAAGATATTGTGGCAAGTTTTGAAAATTTATATCGTTCTTACAAGAAGGTTAAAAGCGGTAAAAAATTTAACTCAGGCACTGCAAGGTTTTCTAATTTATCTCTTGAAGGCATTCACCTTCTAAAAGAACAGTTGGAAAGCCAAACGTATACCATAAATCCATATAATAAGTTTCAAATCCACGAGCCAAAAGAGCGAACGATAGAATCATGTGTATTTAAGGATAAAGTAGTACAGAGATGCTTTTCTGATTACATTCTGACACCGAAGCTTGAAAAAATTCTGATTAAATGGAATACCGCTGGACAACAGGGAAAAGGACAACATATGGCAATGGACGGTTTAAAGGAGCAGATGTTGGATTTCTATGAAAAGAATGGAATAAATGGATGGATTGTAAAATGTGATATTCATAAATATTTTTACAGCATAGATCATGAAATAATGAAAGACGTACTTGACTACTATTTTGATGATGATTTTGCAATCTGGCTGAATCATTTATTTATTGATAGCACAGGAAATCCAGGACTGCCATTAGGGAACCAGGTCAACCTGAAATATGCATTGCTACTACTTCATTCGATAGATCAGATGATAACGATTGAGTTTGGAAATCCATATTATGGACGATATAACGATGATTTTTATGTGTTGTGCAAAACAAAAGACATCGCCAGAGAAATTATTGAAGCAATTCGAATGATGGTTAAAAGTCTCGGGCTGGAATTGAACCCAAAATCGCAAATTGTACCGTTCCGAATGGGACTGTGTTATCTTGGATTCCACCATTACGTGACTGATGAGGGAAAATATATCAGAAAATTACGTGGTGACAGAAAAAGAAATACTCAGAAAAAGGTTCGTAGATGGGTTCGTGCAGTAAACGAAGAAAAGATGCCAGTGGAAAAATTTAACGAAAAATATGGAGCATGTAGGAATCATATGCTTCATGGAAACTGTATTAAATTATGCCACAGTATGGATTTGGAAATTGAAAGGAGAATGAAATGAGATTAATTAGTCAGACGGGAGATATTGATATCCCATACGAAAATGCTTCATTAAGCAGAACTGAAAATATCATAAGAGCATACATTCCAGATGTCAGTGAAAAAGGAACAATTATGGCTGCTTACTCAACAGAAGAACAGGCGAAAGAGGCAATGAGTATGCTTATGTATGCACATATTTCAAACAAGCCAATATTCATTCTTCCAAAAGAAGGAAAAACAAAATTGGAATCGACTTTCTTGGGAAGATACGAATTAAGACTTCTTAGAGAAAATCTTCCCAATGTAATGGATTTAAAAAACGGAAATGGAGACTACGTTCTTCCGCGAAAAATAAGAGATAGCATCAAAGAAATTGCCACAGCTTTAAATGTATCGGGATTATAAAATAAAGGCGGTGATTCCAGTGCTCATACGAGTAATTTCAGCAGGAAGTACGAAAGGCAACTATGTTTTGGACACAACTATGGAGGCGATGAGCTATAGAAGAAGAGTGGAAATGGATTGATGGATTTGAAGGGTTATATCAAATTTCAAATATGGGAAGGCTGAAAAGCTTTAGGAGAGATTTGAACGGGCACATAATGTCAAATAAAAATAAAAACGGATGGTATTTTACAGTAAATCTTTATGATGAAAGAAACAAATGCCATACAGCTAGAATACATACATTAGTTGCTAAGCACTTCACAGGAGAAATACCAAAAGGATACCACGTGCATCATATAGATGGTAATAAGCAGAACAACTTGGTCACTAACTTAAAAATAGTGCATCCGTCAGAACATAGAAAAGAGACTGCCAAAATGTTCCCGCAGGTAAAAACGGGAATAATCCGTTACAACCAGTACGAACGTCCGAAAACAATATATATGTATGACACGGATGGCAACTATTTAGCCTCTTTTCCGAACGCAACAGCGGCGTCAATCATTACTGGTATATGCTCCAGAAATATACTCCAAGTCGCCAATAAAAACGAATATAAACCGGGAAAAGTAAGAAAAACAGCCGGATGTTTTGTATGGAAGTTTGAAAGTGAGGTGATTTGAAGTGTTCATGCGAGTAATAAATACAGGTAGCCATTCAGGAAACTGTTATGCACTGAAATCTGAATCGGGAGAAATCTTGCTTTTGGATTGTGGATGTAGATATTCAAAGATTTTGAAAGGAATTTCATACAAAATATCAGGCGTTTCAGGATGCTTACTTACCCATGAGCATGGTTAACCCATGGCGATCACACTAAAGCTATTAGTGAAATCATGAACTCCGGAATTGCAGTTTATACCGGGCAAGAAACAATCAAAAACTTAGGCATAACGGACGGAACTATAAAAGCTGTTGCTGAAAAGAAATACTTCAAAATCGGTTCCTTCAGCGCAGTTCCGTTCAGCCTGCCACATACATCTGCAAATAAAGAGCCGTGCCCGAACTTCGGGTATCTAGTGGAGCATGAGGAAATGGGAAAGCTTCTTTACCTGACAGACTTTGAGCATTGCCGGTACAAATTCAAATCAATGGAACTTAATCACTTGGTTATTGGTTGTAATTACTGCGAGGAACTGATAGACAGAAATAATCCGAAGTGGGAGCACCAGATTACCGGGCATTGTTCTTTGTCAACTTGTAAGCAATTCATTAAAGAAAATCTCACAGAATCGCTTAAAACGGTAACGCTGGTACATTTGAGCGGTGATGCTTCAGATACTGGGAAAATGCTTAAAGAAATTAAAGAAGTTGTCGGTGATGGTGTTCTGGTTCAGATTGGACAAGCCGGTTTGGAAGTTGATTTGAACTTGTTTCCATTTTGAAAGGAGAAGGGAATATGGAAATGACAGATTGTAGCAAGTGCAGATTTCGTTATTGCTGCACACTAGCTTGGGATTACGGATCGCTGTACTGTAATGATTACGAGGAGGAATAAAATTGAAAGAATAGACAGAAGAACTTTTACTGGCGGATGGATATAAGCTTCAAAACGCTGAGATTACAAATGTATCATTAAATTTCAGAGATCACGGAGTACTTTCACTTGATCTTACGCTGAACGGTGGCGGATGGGGAGTCGTTTACGGCGGCTATGCTCTTGGACATGGATATTTGGGAGCCAAAGAATTTAAAGGTTCTGCTTCCGGAATGGAAGCAATCATGCGAATTATGGATGTAGTTGGCGTTGAAGATCTTGTGAATTTAAAAGGAAAGCATGTTCGGGTCGCAACAAAGGGATGGGGAAGTTCAGTAAAAATCATTGGGCATTTTATCAAAGACCAGTGGTTTGATTACTTGAGTTTTTACGAGGATAAAAAGGAGTGACAGGATGCAGATTTTAATTAATGTTCTGGACAAAATCAAAAAGGAAATCTCTCCAATATCCAGTTTGTACGACAGAGGATGGAATGATGCACTGGAAAAGGCAAAGGAATGTTTCGCATCCTATAATCCGGTGATTGAATGGATCCCAACAGAATTAATGTTACCGCCGGAGCCAGACGAAGATGTTGATATCGAGGAACTTCCGCAGTACACGGTAACAATCAAGGGTGCTGAATGGCCAACATCTCTGAGGTATATTGGAAACGGCGAATGGGCGGATGTTGGAGTCGGAAGAGAGATAAAATACACGGTTTCGGCGTGGATGCCGATGCCTAAAGCTTATAAGGAGAAATAACATGAACAAAGTAATTTTGATCGGTCGATTAGTGAAAGATCCGGACATACGTACCGGAACCAACAACATAACCATTGCCAGATACACTCTTGCGGTAGAAAGACAGTATCGTAAAGACAACGAACGGAAAGCAGATTTCATAAATTGTGTTGCACTTGGTAAAAATGGAGATTTTGCTGAAAAATACCTGCATAAGGGAATGAAAATTGCAGTCATCGGCAGCTGGCAGACTGGAAACTATACAGACACTGATGGAAAGAAGATTTACACAAATGACTGTCTGGTAGAAACCCATGAGTTTGTGGAAAGTAAAGGCAGAAACAACCAGTCTGAAAGCACCGGCGTAGTTCCACCGTCAGCGCCGGCAAGTGACACATTTGTTGAACCGGCTTACGATCCGGATTTACCGTTTTCGTAATTGAAAGGAATTTCAGTTGGATTACAAGAAATTCAGACAGGCAAAAGCCATTGAAGCAAGCAATAAGAAGAAACTTCTGAAAGTAAATCCGAAACTGGATGAAGGAACCGGAATATATATACTCTGGCGGACTGAAACTCATGGATATATCGGGCAGTCAGTAAAACTTCTTACCAGACTGGCACAACACATGTCAGGATACGATCAGCATATTGACCGCTCCATGAAAGCACATGGGCTGTATTCGGAAGAGAATAAGGGTGGTTACAAGATTGATTTCTTTCACTGTCCGGTATTGCAGCTTGATGAAAAAGAGCGAGAATACATCCAGAAAGCCATTGATGCCGGATGGATTGTGAAAAACAAGACTGGCGGTGGACAGGATGAAGGGAAAGAAAAGATTGCTGATTACCGACCGGCAAAAGGATATCGTGATGGTATCCAACAAGGCAAGAAAACTCTGGCCCGTGATTTATCGCACATCATTGATACGCATTTGCAAATCACTCTGAAGCCAGAAAAGCAGCACAATAAAACTTCAATCAAAGCTTTTGAGAAATTCAAAGAAATGCTTGATGAAAGGAACTATGAGAAATGACTATACGTGAAATAAAGAGCAGAAAACATAAGGAATACAAGCAGAATCGTAAAGATATTTATTATTTCATCGTAAAATACGAAAAACGCAAAGGCGAAATGCCGCAGGTTAAAACGATAGCTGAGGAATTGGACTTAAGCCCCAGTGCAGTCCAGAGGCATTTACGTCAGTTTGCGGATGATGGACTGATTGAATTTTCGGGAAGCAATTCTCACAGAAAATACCGGTTGATAAGAAAGAACGAAAGATGAAGCTTTACGATCTGTACACCTTAGATGGGGCGTTCGTAGATACGCTTACCCGGAAAGAAGCTGTTGAAAGGTTCAGCCTTTCCGGGTGGGACTTCAAATCAAAAATAGACTACAGAGAACCTATCAATGGTGAATATTACCTGGATGATTCGGAAGACGATATCACTGTTAGAAAGCATAAGGACAAAGACATGCTTGCACAGTTTGACTTGCTCACATCAAAGTTGAGAAAAATATTAAAAGTGGAGGGAAAATAATGGCAGAGAATTGCAATGAATGTAGTATCGCATGGATACGCGGAAGTGATTATGCTGAGATATCGGCGTACAACGGAAGTACTTTAAAGAATCGGACGCTTAAGCTGAAAGAAGAAAACCCGGAAGATGTGAAGGTTATCGCAATCAACAAAGATGGCTCGATTTTCGCTCATGTTCCGAGAAAATACGTGCCAAATTTACGAGCCCCGAGAAAGCTGACAGAAGAGCAGAGGGCAGAACTGGTTGAGCGAGGAAAGAACATGCTGAAATGGAAAGTAACTGATGTAGAAGAAACGCCAGATTTCGACTTTGACGATGAGAATGAAGAAATCCTCGATGGCAAAGATAAAATCGGTTTTTAGGAGAAAAAATGAGAGTAGATGTTCAGATGAGGAATAATGCCATAACGATTCAAGGATTGAGGGTGTATCTGGCAGAAAAATACGGGATCCGCAAAGGAAACCGTATCAAGTACACAGAACGCGGAGATGAAAAAGTAAAACACATTTATGAGGTCGATGCGATTTATCCGCATTGTGTGTTGCTGCGAGATATTTTCGATAACACAAGGATTTGTCCATGTTACGGAAAATTAAGAATGATGTTGAATGAAATTGAATAGGAATACCAATGCAGAGCTAAATAATAACAAATAATACAGAAAGGAGCCAGCCTCCGGCCGGGGCAAGGGTATACCGGGCTTCTTAGAAAAAAATGAATTTAAAATGTGAAATTTATCGTGATTCTATGCAGAATTATAAAAAATATGCAATTCCAAGAGCGCAACTTGTAATTGCGGATGTACCTTACAATGTTGGAAACAACTTTTATGGCAGTAATCCAATGTGGTACACGGGCGGAGATAATAAGAATGGTGAAAGTAAATTAGCCGGAAAAGCAGCTTTCAACTCAGATTTCAATTTCAATCTGTATGAATATTTTCACTTCTGTTCAAAAATGTTGAGAAAAGAGCCTAAAAAGGCAGGCGCAAGAGGAAGAAGTTCAGATGCACCATGCATGATCGTATTTTGTTCGTTTGAGCAAATACAAACGCTGATCAATGCGGCCGCGAAACATGGATTCGTTCACTACATACCGCTTGTGTTCATTAAAAATTACAGCCCACAGGTACTAAAAGCTAACATGCGTGTGGTAGGGGCTACAGAATACGCACTTGTGTTTTACCGAAATAAACTTCCAAAGTTCAGAAATGGAGCACAGACGGATGAAAACGGAAAGACTATTCGCGGTACTGGAAAGATGGTTTTTAACTGGTTTCAGTGGGAAAAAGACGGAAAGGATATTCCTAAAATTCATCCCGCACAAAAACCAGTAGCCGTTCTGAAAAGATTAATCGAAATATTTACCGATCCTGGCGATGTAGTGATTGACCCATGTTGCGGAAGTGGCAGCACATTGAGAGCAGCCATGGAACTTGGCAGAAACGCATATGGATTTGAGATTGATAGAAATTTCTATCAGAGAGCTAAAGATGAAATGATTGTGTTCAATTCAGATGAGCAGATGAGTATTGAAGATTATTTTAAATAAATCATGGAGGACTGCACAATAGCGTGTCAGTTGCTTACATGGGGAAAGTGAGGATAACAATGAAATTCAAAAGTAATGCTAAGTATAACGAAGAGCCTAAAACCGGAAGTATTTTCAATTTAAAGAACAATTCTTTAGAAATAAGTATCCACAAATATGTTAGCTGTGGAGATGCACTGTTTCTCAACAGCAAGGCACTGAACATTGATAACTACGATCTCGGAACAGAAGATTTTGACAAAGCTGTCAAAAAAGCAAAAGAAATTATCATGCGTGAAGTTAAGAAAATCAGAGAAGATGCTTACAGATTCTATTCAGACAATAGCATTGAATTTGATAGATATTAGGAGGGTGCAAAATGTTAATCAGAAGTCAGGACAAGGAAATTTTAGCTAATATGGAAGGCCCGATTGCTATAGAGATTTTAAGCGACGGTAAGGGACATGCAACCATGTATTGGAAAGATAGCTATGCGCTTGGGACTTATTCATCGAAGGAAAAAGCAATCAAAGTACTGGATATGATTCAAGAAGCATACATGGAATACAAATCTGGTGAAATTGTTGGCAATGGGCTGGCGGGCTCAGCATACACAGGAAGCTATAATACAAAAGAAAGTGTGGCACATGGAATTGCTGTATTAAAAGGCTATGGAAATGAGATAAGAAAATCAATCCTGTTTCAGATGCCAGAAGATTCGAAGGTGGAAGTATGAGCGATAAACATAAAATATACGATTACATAAAAAGGACAATAAATCCTTATGGAAGACCTTTCGAGGGAACAGCTTACGAGTTGGGACTTAAAATCATGGATTATATCGAAAATATGGATGACGAGAAAGAAAATGGTTGGATTCCAGTCAGTGAGAGATTGCCGGAAGCAAGTGGTACATATCAAGTGACTTGCATGGACGGAAGAATACATCGTTCAACCTACGCAAAATTTCAAAACAAATTGAAACGCTGGGAATTAACTGGTGCTAGGTCATATTGGAAAGTCACAGCATGGCAACCACTTCCAGCACCGTATAAGGAGGGCTGAACATGGTAAAAATAACACAATGCCAAGGAGAGGGACAGGGAAGCTGTAAACGATGCAATGACAAGGGAATCTGGAACGCAAATTGGATGTGCTTTCTGTATAAAATAGAGGGGTTTGAAGGTTGTTACTGTGAAAAATGTGTAAAAGAAATAATGCGCGAGGAGGAATAAATGGGATATTGCAAAAACGAATGCCCTGACGGTGAAACAACGTGCTGCATTTGCTGCGATAAGCAAGGCGGTTGTGATAATCGGTGCGACATGATGGACAGTTACGAATACGCAGAAGATTGCGAAGATTATGTTGAGGAGGATGAGTCATGATTGCATTCTTATTAGGATTCACCCTTGGAACCGTATTTGGAGTGGCTGGTCTTGTATGCGTGGCGATCATGTACGGCAAGCATCATCCAGCCGAATAGAAAGGAGAATGGTATGCTGACAAGGAACAAGAAGCTGAAAGACTACGGTATTCCGGCAGAGGACATTGAAAAACTGAATACGATGCTGAAAGACTTTCCAGCGGAGTACGGAAGCCTGCTTTCCGGTGCCGCCTTGTCAGCTTGCCCGAAAAACACGGTGATAGCGGATATGGTTATTGAGAATATTTTGCACCGGAAAAGTTACAGAAAAATCAGCAAAGAAAGATATATCCCGATGAACCCGAAAGACTTCTACGGATACAGACGCAAGACCGTCGCTGTACTGTATGAGAGAATGCGGTTGTTGGGAGTGTGGGAAGGAGATGAGTGAAATCAAGTCTATTTATCCGAAGGAATATCTTTTAAAAAATGGATTGCTTCGATACTATACTGCTCCTGGAAGATACGGATTTGCAATTTACGAAGTGGGCTATCAATTACCCCTACTGCCGCCGTTGGAATATTGTACGGAAAATAGTGCGAAACTTGATTGTATAAGATTTAATGCTCTTGGGCCGGAAGAAATCTGGAAAGAATATTGGAGACGTTATGTAATTTCTAAACGACCATTAGGTGCGAAAATAGAGACGTTTGCTGAATGGAAAAGCAAAAACGCAAACATGTATGAACGGGAGGATAGAAGATGAAGTTAATTGATTTAATAGTAGCAATTGGCGGTGATCCAGAAAGTGACATAAAAATCCAGATATGCCACCCGGGAAGAAACTGGGATAATTATGATACATTCAATGCCGGTTCGAAGCTGCTGAAACCATTTTATAACTTGAAAGTAAGCTGCCTTTCAGCGATAGAAACGGATGTGATTAGAGTTGACTTGGTTTTCAATGAGAAAGAGGGCGAAGTAGATGAGCAGACTGATTGATGCGGACGATTTAATTGAATATATTAAAATATGGGATATTGGAAATAGCATTAGTTCCGACCAGAAGGAATTTATTGATTGTGTTAACAAACAGCTGACGGCTTTTGATGTGGATGAAGTTGTTGAGCAGTTGGAAACAAGAAAGGCAAGAGCTACTGCATTACAGAAAGAAAATACATCAGAGTATTTCGAGGGTGAAACTGATGCGTTTGAATTTGCAATCAAAATCGTGAAAGGCGGTGGAGTTGAATGAGAGAAATTCTTTTCAAGGCAAAGCGGAAAGATAATGGAAAATGGATCGAGGGATATTATCAGAAAAGATATGACCTTTTAGGCAATGAAGAACATTTAATCTTCCACGCTGATAGTTATAATGTGTGGGAATATGCGGAAATCGACCCAGAAACCGTCTGCCAGTTCACGGGGCTTTGTGACAAGAACGGTAAGAAGATTTGGGAAAATGACATTTTACGATTCACACAGCAGGATGAAACTAAAATTGGTGTTATTAAATATAACGCACCGATTTTTACATATTTTGGATTAATGAGATGGAGTCTATACAAAGATGAAGTTATTGGAAATATTTTTGACAATCCAGAATTATTACAGGAGGAATCAGATGAGTAAATGGTATGTAAGTGTTGGTGTGAGCTTATCAATTGATTATGACGATATTGAAGCTGATACAAAAGAAAAAGCCGAGGAAATAGCAAAAAGTAAAGCATTGGAAGACATTAATTGTAACAATTGTGATTGCGATACTGGCTATCCAATAGTGTATTGTTGTCTTGAGGAGGAATCAGATGAGTAAAGGCAAGGACATTTCAACCATGTTTACGAAAGAAGAAAATAAAAAGAATGGAAGACTTGGATATGGACTGGCTACCAGAGAGAAGAAAGATGTTATCAGTCCTGCACAGTACGGAGCATTTTTGCAGAAAAGAGGTAGGAGAAAATGAGTAAATCAGTATTAGTGATTGATACGCCGGAGCATGGCTGCATTTCCTGCTTAATTGGGCAAAATCACAGTAACAGTCTGGAAACCTATATTTATTGCCCGATTGTGGGAAAATGTGTACTTGATAAAGAAGCAGAAGCCATTCCTGATTGGTGTCCACTTATGGATTTGCCAGAGAAAGACAATGGAGACTATCCGGCTAATGCATCTGATGCCGGTTTTGTGGAGGGCTGGAACCAGTGTATTGATGAGATTACAGGATGTTAAGTAGATGGAGAGATTAACACTTGAAGACATGATAAAAGCACTTAAATGCATTTCCAGTCAAGATGCAGAAGGTGATTGCTATATGGATCACGAGAATTTTAAGCACATGGAAGACGATAAATATAAACGCATTACCTGTGGAACTGGCGAGAACTTAAAAGATTGGATTAGTGGAAGGGATGCAGTTGGATGCCCATACCACCAGAAAACGTACGGGACTTGCTACGAAGATGGAGAATTGTATTGGCTGAAAGATGTTACAGAACTTCTGGAAGAATTAAAATCTTACAAAGACTTAGAAGAACAGGGCTTGCTTGTGAGATTGCCGGTTAAAATCGGTGATGATATTTATAAGATTCCGAGCAAAGCGAATTATGATCTAAATGTCCTGAATGGATACAAAGCAAATAACAGAGTGTATCATCAAAAAGTTTACAGCATTGTATTTTCACAAAGAGGGTGGTTCGTACAGTGTGATAAAGACAGTATTCATGTCCCAAACGTTATTTGCGTTGACGTAGAATATGGGAAAACATGGTTCCTCACCCGTGAAGAAGCTGAGAAGAAGTTGGAGGAGGTTCAAAATGACAAGACCTGAGATTACAGCAGAATTATCAGCCATGCTTGAAAAGAAAATAAATCCTCACAATGATCCACGTATTTATTGGGCGAAAGAAGTGACATTCGATTATTCGACAGATCATGCGGTAAGGGTGGATTATATGCGGTTCGTGCCGGTGAATAATAGCGTGTCCGGGATAGAAAAAGGCGATTGTTATTGCTATGAAATCAAGTCATCTGTTGAAGACTTTCACTCTGGTCATGGATTGAATTTTATTGGAGATTATAATTATCTAGTTTTGCCGGGAACAGTATGTGCGATAATATCTTTAGAAATTCCACACGATGTAGGGATATATATTGCAGAAGGCAATGAGCTTGCATGCATCAAAAAAGCAAAGCGAAGAAATCGGACAAGGCCTGTGTCTGAAATACTTTTGATGATGTTCCGGTCTGCGAATAGAGATTATAGAAAAGCAGTAAAACAGTTGGAGGAGATGAAGAAGGATGGCGAATAAAATGGAAAAAGCAAGTATTCCTGTTGAAGTCGAAAAGGAAATTGTAACGGAATTAGAACAGATTTTTAGAATCGTAGATGACAAGCCATATTTTGAATTAAAATACAAGAAAGTTGGCGAGGATTATTACCACGTAGGATATAGTTCGTTCGATTTTCATAATGTTCTGAAATGGGAAAAAGAATATTTTGAGTTGGCTAATTGTATTGAATGTAAGTCCGGACAGAAAAATGTTGCAGGTAGAAAGTGTCAAGCGTGCATAAATAAAAATATGTTCGAGAAAATCTGAAACGGCAGTTTCATGGAAATAATAAAACCATGACAGAAGTAGAAGATTTGTAGAAAGTAGGTAAATAAGAATGAACCTTAAAGAATTTCAGAAAAAATACCATATCCGCAGGATTGACTTTGAAAAAGTTGAACCATCAGGTTTTGAAGAAGAATATGCAAGTGACAAACTGATCTGCCCATATTGCAAAAGCAGCATAGATTATGACTGCGAAGATGCAAACGATATGCTGTCCGGCACACCGTTTTTGTGTCCCGAATGCGAGAAATGGTTTTATGCTTCCGGCGAAGTGTCGATAGATACAACTTGCACGCCCATTGAGGATAAAGTAATTGAACGTCGAAGTCATATTAAAAGCGACTATCAATACATGGACGATTGCAACGAAAAAGGCTGCGAATGGGACAATCCGTGGGGCGTAGTGGAATACGAAACCTACAAAGAATATGCAGAACCGTTGTTTAAAAACTTGGAGGATCAACATGAAGTCAGAAGAAGCAGAAAGGATAGAAAAGAATGAATAAGAAAGAAATCGCAGAAATTAAGAAACAGTTTACTCCAGCCAATTGCACAATCACACGCATTTGTGGTTGTTATGTGGACGCAGAAAAGAACAAGAAAACCAAAATTAAAGAAGCATTCCTGTCTCTTCCAGAGGAAGAAATGTTTAAGTATTTTGATATTTTCAAGAAAACCATGTCTGGCAGACTTGGAAAAAACCTTATGAACCTTGATTTCCCATTATCACAGGAAAAAGAGGGTGGAACACAGGAATTTCTTATGCGGATCAGAGCAAGTAAGCTTAAAAATGATGAGCTTTTGGACGAGTTCTACGACAAAGTGATTGAAAATTACGATTATCACGAAAATTACTACATAGTTCTCATTCATGCAGTATATGACATTCCAGGAAAAGCTTCTGATGGAACCGAAATGCACGATGCATCAGAAGAAATTTATGAACACATTCTGTGCAGCATTTGTCCAGTAAATCTTTCAAAGGCTGGGCTTAGCTATGATGTGGCTGAAAATAACATCAAAGACAGAATTCGTGATTGGGTAGTCTCAAGACCAGAAACAGGATTCTTATTCCCTGTATTCAATGACAGAAGCACTGATATTCATGGAACCTTGTATTTCAACAAAAACATAAAGAATATTCATCCCGACTTCATTGAAAACGTTCTTGGCGCACCAATTCCCCGTATACCCGGCAACGAGATCAATGTCTTTTCAGATTTTATCATGGATAATTTCGAAGGAAATACAACATTCAATTTCGCGGAAAGTCTGGTTGAATCTTTGCAGGAAGTAAGAGAACAGAAGAAAGACAGCCCGGAGATGGTAACCGTGTCATGTGATGAAATGGAACAGATTTTTGGATATTGCGGAGTTCCAGACGAGAAGTTGTCGGATTTCAAAGAAAACTGGGAAATGTATTTCAGCAATGAGCCTGTTGCTCTTGACAATATTCATAATTCAAAAACTGCAAAAATTGTAACACCAGATGCAACAATCTGCATCCAGCCAGATAAAATTGCTCTGATTGAACTGAAAGAAATAAACGGCGTTCCATCTCTTGTAATTCCGGTAAATGGAGAACTGAAAATCAATGGAATTGAAGTTGGATTAAAATAAATACTTTTGAAAAACCAGGAATTGGAGAAAGGAATTTTAGAATTGGAAAATAAAAGAATGTTCACAATGAAAATTGTTGACAGTGACGCATTTTTGGATATGCCGTTATCAACACAATGTCTTTATTTTCATCTAAACATGAGAGCGGACGATGATGGATTCATTGGAAATCCAAAAAGGATAATGAAAATCACAGGAGCAAGTGAAGATGACTTGCGATTATTAATCGCAAAAAGGTTTGTCCTTACATTTGAGGACGGCGTGATTGTAATTAAGCATTGGAGAATGCACAACACTTTGTCAAGAGATCGGTATGCTGAAACATCATATACTGACGAAAAGAAAATGTTGCTTTTAAAGGACAACGGCAGCTACTCTTTGACGGGCGGAAATCCGATTGATGATACTCGGCTAATAGAACGATCGGGACGGCAGACGCAACAAAGACGCAACAAAGACGCAACAAAGACGCTCTCAGATATAGATAAAGGTTTAGATATAGAATTAGATAAAGATATAGATAAAGATAATAATTTAATAGTATCTAAAGATACTATTCGTCAGACAGATGTCCGACGTGTTATTGAGGAGTGGAACAAATTACAGGATGTTGGCATTGCTCCTATCAGGGATATCAAACCAGCATCAAAAAGATGCCAGATGCTCAAAGGACGAATAAGAGAGTATGGCATGGACGATCTCTTAAAGGCTATGGACAACATCCGCCACAGCGATTTCCTGAGAGGCGAAAACAAAAATGGATGGATGATTACTTTTGACTGGTTTGTAAAACCAAATAATTTCTTAAAGGTTTTGGAGGGTAACTACAATGGGGACAGGAAACATGGATCTGGTGCAAAAACTCAAAGAAAAGTCGAGCCGCTTATCCCGTTCGGAACGCTCAGTGATGAGGGAGACTCAGACACATTGCCGTTTATGTGATGATTCCGGATGGGTTTGGAGCCGTGATCAATATGGAGTTCCGTACTGCCAGGAGTGTTCCTGCGGTATCCGCAAAAAAATGATTCATAGAAATCAGCTTAAGTTTGCAGAGATTCCAGACATCTACAAGGATGCAATGTTTAATAATTTTCGGTCGGCAGTATATCAGCTGCCGGAGAGCCGGGAAACAATAAGGCAGGCTGCGAAAGCTGTTCGCTACTGGGTGGAAAATATCAGTGATATGCAAAAGCAGGGAATTGGACTATATTTTTACTCTAGCACGAAAGGCTCTGGAAAAACCCGGATGGTATGCAGCTTGGCGAATGAACTGATTGAAAAACATCAGAAACAGGTAAAATTTTCAACGTCCATGAAAATCCTTGATGAGATCAAATCCACATGGGGAAAAAGATACAGCCCGGATAAAACGGAAGAACAGTTGATTGACGAACTTGCAAGAGCGGATATTCTAATCATTGATGACTTCGGTACAGAAACCGAAAAAGACTGGGTAAATGAGAAATACTATGAAATTATCGACGGACGCTATACAAGCCGAAAAATCACGATTTTCACAAGTAATTACTGTATTTCTCGACTAAATTATGATGAACGTATCACCAACCGGATTCTGGAACGGTCACTTGAGATCCCATTTCCGGAAGAATCTGTCCGGGAGCACATAGCGGAAACGATGAAACAGCAAATGATAGCAGGTATCATGGGAGGGGCAAAATGAATAGCGTGGTGTTAAAAAGAAAATTCACAGGGAAACCGGCAACTATGCCTTATTCAGCTGCGAAGCTTGAAAGAATGCAGCGGATGTTTGATGAATCCAGAGAGAAAGTCCTGGTGGCTAGAAATGAAGAGATTGAAAAAGCGTACCAGAAAGGCAAGGAAGACGGGATCAGCAGAACCGTGAGCGTTTTAAACAAAGTTGTAGAAAACGCAAGGGAAGAAGAAAGAGAGAAAAGCTACAACGCCGGTTTCGAACAAGGGTTTACGGAAGGACAGGACTGGGCGAATGTTGAGAACAGTGTAACATTGCTTTTGGCACTGCATAGAGCATACGACTTTGAACCGGAACAGCTGATGAACGTAGTGGAAAAGAGTAACAAATATGTGCATCAGGCAAATGAAGGAAAACCGACTATCGGTGCTCTTGCACGGCAGTTGTACAATGAATGCCAGATAAAGTTGTGCGAACACGAAGTGGAAATTTTGAGAAAGCACAGTTTGTTTGAAGAGGGTGACCCATATGATTAAGATAAGCGCAATGTACAAAGATTCCGGCGGAACAAATCCGTATCACAGATGCGATGAATGTTTACGGTACCGGCCTGGAAAGCATCCGAGGTGTCTGAACTACAATGGAGATGTGGATTGGAAACCAAACTACATTGCCTGCAAATTCTTCACAGATGAAAAGGAAGATGAAATTAAAGGACAGATAGATATATTTGATTTACTGTAAAACAAAGTAATTGATTGACCAAAAAATGCTAGAATCCATTTTATATAAGTTTGCATAGAAATATATGCCTAAAATGTTTTAAAAGGATTTTGAACCTTTTCGTCAAAGAAAGGAGTGCGACATGAATAAAGCGTTATTACTGGCATTGAACGAACACATATACCTTCAGGGACTGATCAGCAGAGAAATGAAAGAGAAAATTGACATTGAAATTCTCTCTGAAAATTAGCTTAAACTATTGAGCGGAGATGAGATAGAAGTTATAATAATCTTATCTCTGCTCTTCCAAACAGAAGGGAGAACGGGGCATGAACGTTTATCGTACTAGAGAAATACTGAAAACTTGCAGTATTTTCGATCTGAAATTAAAAGTGGCGTTTTACGCAAGAGTAAGCACAGAATCAGAAGACCAACAGGTTTCTATACATCACCAGGATGAATATTACAGAAACTTCATTGCTCAAAATAAAAACTGGGTGTTTGTTGGTGCGTACATTGACAATGGAATATCGGGAATAAGAACTGAGAAAAGGGATGAATTTCAACGCATGATGGCAGATGCCAAAACTGGAAAGATTGATATGATTGTAACGAAAGAAATTACCAGGTTTGCGAGAAATACGCTAGACAGCATAAAATATACAAGAGAATTACTGATGTATGGTGTGTGTGTATGGTTTCAAAACGACAACATCAATACGATTGACGAAGATAGTGAGTTACGACTTACTATAATGTCCGGAATTGCCCAAGATGAATCAAGAAAACTCTCCAATCGAATAAAATTCGGACATGCGCAGTCGATAAAAAACGGTGTAGTTCTTGGATCACGAATATACGGTTACATCAAGAAAGACGGAAAGCTTACAGTTGATCCCAAAACAGCTCCAATGATAAAAGAAATATTCGAAAAGTATTCTACAGGAGAATGGTCTACATCCACCATTGAGAGATACCTGTACAAAAAAGGGTATCGAAATTACAAAGGTGGAAAACTCAGTCGAGATAATATCAAAAAGATAATCAAGAATCCGAAATATAAAGGTTATTATTGCGGCGGTAAAGTAAAAGTTGTCGATATGTTCACTAAAAAGCAAGAGTTTTTGCCAGAGGATGAATGGACGATGTACAAAGACGACGGAAACCATGTTCCACAGATTGTAGATGAATCTGTATGGAATAAGGCAAATGTCATTATGCAAACACGGAGCGATGCGATCAAATCCCACAGAACATCTTTTAAGCAAAACAATTTGTTTACCGGATATATCTTTTGCGGTAATGATGGAGCACCGTACTGGATGAAACAACGCACTGCAAGAGGACGTGAAGATGTAAGATGGGTATGTAGTTATCGCATAAAAAACGGAGCGCAGAGCTGCAATTCTTTCGGAATACATGAGAAAGAATTAAAAATAATGCTTGCAGACCTTATCAACAAATCTGGTGATATCCAAGCAGCTATTGAAAAATATATAAGTTTGGTCGAAAAGAACATAGACTTCAGCAACGATAGGGCTGAGATAAACCGGCTTAAAAATATGATTCTTCAGCTAGAGAAAAAGAAAGACAAACTTCTCGACCTTAATCTGGATGGAATCATAACAAACTCCGAATATCTTGAAAAAAACGAAAAATTCAAGAATGAAATCCAAGACATAAGCAATAAGCTTTCCGAACTGGAATCAAAAGAAGAAGCCAATAAAGATTCCCATTTGAAATTAAAAGAAATCGGCAAGATATTAAATGATTTGCAAGGTATTGGTCCAGAAGATATTACCAAAGCTGTTCTGGGTGAGTTTTTGGACAAAATAATAGTGAATCCGAAGCGCCCGCAGGAGTGCGAAATTTTGTTCTTTTTAAAGACCGGAGATGTAAAAAAAAAGTCAATAATCGAGCGGGATGAACAGAGCTGTTCTGAATACTTTTTTTTAAATAAGTTCTCAGAACGACACGCCGTATTTTACAGGAAAATCAACTATGTGGATGGATGTGAAAAGGAATTTAACTACACTTACGCATTTGCAATCTAAATAATATACAAAAGATGAACGGAAGAGCAGAGATACATTTTTTTGACATTTAATTAAATATCTGGTAGTATGGAAACATACTAATGATGACATCGGTTCCAATTCCCGGAACAGGATGTCTTTTTGTGTTTTTAAGGGGTGATAACCATGAATCATACCGCATATGACGTAATGAGAGAATATATGATCGAGGGAGCAGAGCTGGACGGACCATACCAGTTTCCTATGATGCCACGGTATACCGGCAGACCTGGAGCGGATACTGTCGACTTCAAAGACAGCTTTGACCGGCGGATAAAGAACCACAGGGACTTGACCGTTAATTTCTATATCCATGACAGCGAATTTGAGAAAATCTGGAATTGTCCGGACAAATATATCGAGCATCTAAAATGCTTCAACAGTGTGATCACACCGGATTTCAGCATGGCGGTCGGAGAAGGCGGTATGCCGTTCGCTATGAACATCTGGCAGAAGTACCGCAATCATGCGATAGCACATTACTTACACATGAACGGGATCCGTATGATCCCAAACGTGAACATACCGCCGGAATACTGCTATGATTGGATTTTTGACGGAATACCAAAAAGAAGCACGGTTGCCTGCTGCACCAATGGGCGAGTGAAGTCAAAAGCATCACGACTGGAATTTTGTAATGGGTTTCAAGAGATGGTCCGGAGATTGGAGCCACTAAGGGTGATCATCGTTGGGCGGATACCACAGGAACTGCAAACAGACATAGAAATTATCAGTTTCAAAAGCAGAAACCAGAAGATTAAGGACAGGGAGGGAAAATATGGGATTCTCAACTGAGCGATCAGCGCACAATAAAGTTCGTAGGAAGAAAGATAAAACGGAACAGAAGGTGAAAGTCCGGAAACAACGGACCACATACAAAACGAAGAATACGGCTAGGAGAAAATCCGAGGGATTAAATAAATTAAATTGATTCGTGATATTTCACATCCCCTTGGAAGATGCTATGGATTAATATATGTAAGATAAACAAAATGGAAATCCAGAAATAAAGATTATTTTCCAGCGGTTCTTTTTTTCGCCGTTTTTCGGCATTTTTCTGTGTCTGAATATTGCAAATATTCAAGAACCGCCAGAAATATCGTTCGTTTCACAACTGGCATGAACATCCTGCAAAAGGCTGCGGACCACCTGCGGACCGGTGCCGGGATTTCCTCGTGGTCAATAACTGACGCTCTATTTTCGCCCACAACGCCCGCAGAACTGACAAGGCTATACTTCTTCTACCGGAATCTAAACGGCCGTTAAAAAGCCAAATAGGACGGTTGTACAGCGGATCCAAAATAGAACATACTTTCTCCGCTGTTCGGGCACTGCGCCCCGGATCGGCACCAGCTGCACAAAGCAAGCACGACAAAAAGAGCCGGAAACGGCTATATATAATCATAGTACCACCATACCGGCGCCCCGTCAACCGTGAGTATTGATTGACGAAAGCACACAAAAACGGCTTAAAAATCCGGTAATGGTAAAATCATCAAGGAACGCCAAAAAGACGAAAAGCGGTGAAAAAAGCAAATCAACAACCGCATTTCCGGGCAAGCAAAGCTGTTAGGTTTTCAAGGTACACGGCTTGTAGATAGATTTCACAAGCCTGATCCGCTTCCCAAGCCGTGAACCTGGCGCCGGACTGGATACCGGAAGAGCAGCAGAAAAAGAGCAGCGTTTTCACTGCTCTAAAAAATTAGCATTAACTGACCGGGGCAAGTCCCGGAAAAACTCCGAAAAACCGCCGTCAGTGGTGTTGTATTGCCTGTCAGAAGTCGGGATGATCTGACCGCTCTTCAGTTCCATGCAAGACAGCTGCAAAAATCCGTCTTGCTTCGTTGACCGGTGCAGGGCGTACCGCATGACGGACACCGCCCCAGACTGACAGCGAACCGGCGGCAAGTCGTACCAAATCAGCGGCACAGAACCGGAAGCGACCGCAAGAAAAACCTTTGCCGCTTCCTGGCGTGCTGCGTCCTCTATCTTTTCAACTTCTGAAAAATCGCCGCTTTTTATAGCGGCGACGGTTTGTTTTTGCGTGGGTTTTCTGATTTCAATTATTTTTTTATTCATCAGTAGAACACCTCCCCAAACATATAAGAACCATTTTCTTTGAAACATTCGTTCCAGGTTGCGACAACTTCTTCAGCTTCTTTCCTAGATCCGCAAAGGTTCGCCGCTGTGATGCCTTTTATTTTAAGCTTTGAAAGCAAGTTATCGCTTTCGGAAACCTTTACAGCGTAAGCATAGTTTTTTCCGTTCTCTGTCACCTGTACAGCAATATAACTACTTTTCTTCTTCATGTTTTTTCTTTCTTCCCTGTACCCATGGGAGCCGGGATTTTACCAGATACCGAAAAAGTATTGACTATTTAAGAAAAAAATGCTATATTGTAACAGCTGGATACTATTCGACTTTTTCGAAAGCATTTTCTAGGGCGGTCTAACGTGCGGTGTTAGATCGCTTTTTTAATTGATTCAACTTGACTTTTCCGGTTATATGATGTAATATAATTACATCAGTTAGCAACAGTTGCTGGTCCTTAACGTACCATGATTTCGTTGAGGGTCGCCTTGGTCTACGGCAAGACGTTGAGTTGAAAAATATTATTATATATTTGCTAAAATGCAAAAAAAGTGGGGAAGCGTGACACATGTCACGCTTTTTCGCTGCCCTCTGTAATCTCTCGGTACATTCTCACACCACCGTCCCATTCGCTTCTGCCGTCTAAATACTCTTCGGAAGTTTCTTCGCGAACTTCTCCGGAATTTTCAAAAAGCGCAATTTTCCCTGTACTTTTCTGTACAACCTCGATTGCTGATAGTGTGCAAAAAGGTTCGCAGCTTTCGCGGAATTTTTCCGCGCGATCAATTAACTCGATCATTTTTTAAGCTGCGGGATTGAAAACGCCTTTAAATCCTCGTCAGTAAGTACGTTTTTAACGTACCACTGAATATTTTTTACAGCTTCTGATTTTTTGAATAACAATTCCTCTTTTCTCATGTTTTTATCCTCCATTTTTGATTTATTTTATTATACCAGTTTTTTGGCTGGTATTAAAGGGCGATGCCGGGAATCGAACCCGGCAGGAACCATTACGCCTGAAAAGCACTTATCTTCCGAAAAATTTCGATCACGGAAGCTGCGAGAACTCTTTTCTTGTCTGAAATATATCCACGCCTTTTACTTTTCAATGCCTTTTCAGCATTTTCTAAAGAACTTACTCCCCAGCTAGAAGCATCCTGAAGTCTTTTATATTCCTCTGACGTTACCGGAACAGCTTTCAAACTGAAAAGATCAACATCGTATTTTGTTTTGAGCTGGCAGATGGGAATATATTTATCAGTCCCCATATTTTCGCCGATATTCCAGACAACGTAATTCTCTGGAATTTTCTCCACGATTTCAAATACATCAGTTCGATAGTCGTTCTCCGAAAAGATTTTACCGTCCTTAATTTCAATTTTAGCCATGTTATTATCCTCCCTTAATTGATTCTTTTGAAATCCGGCGGTTGCGTTGGGGCTACGGCTTGACCGCCGCCGGAGGTGTTAAACTTCTACGTTGATCAGGGACGGATCCAGATCTCCGCGTCTATATTTAACTGGGAGATA